GGGATGATGCCACTGAAAAGGTCAAGACCATCCTAAACGGAAAATCAGGCCATCTGAACGAAGCCGTGATGGAGCAGATTCTGTCCTCCTATTCGCCCCATGAGCGCGATATGAGGCGTAACGGTAGACCATCTATAGGGTCAGGCTTAGTCTTCCCTGTGAGCGAAGACAGGATCGCCTGTGACCCATTTTCAATAAAGAGTCATTGGCCCCGTATTTGTGGGATAGATTTTGGCTACGACCACCCTACAGCGGTGGTCTGGATAGCATGGGATAGGGATGAGGACATCATGTATGTCTATGACTGTTACAGTGCATCCAAAGCTCCCCCATTGGTTCATGCCAATGTCATACGAACACGACCCTATTTTATACCAGTTGCATGGCCCCACGACGGCCATAGGGTTGATTCGATGGGTAATCCTGGTCTTGCAGAGCAATACAGGAATATGGGGGTCAATATGCTCCCCTTCCATTTTGAAAACCCTCCTGCTTTGGGTGAAAAGAAGGGCGGGAACTCCATAGAAGTCGGAATTATGGACATTCTACAAAGAATGGAAGATGACAAATTCAAGGTCTTTAATACTTTAGGCTTGTGGTTCTCGGAATTCCGTATGTACCACAGAAAAGATGGAAAAATCGTGCCTTTAAGGGATGATTTGATGTCAGCAACGCGATATGCAGCCATGTCGCAGCGTTTTGCAGTGGCTGGCGATGATCCTACTTGGGATAATGAAATCAAATACAGGAATCTAGGGATAATTTAGTGATTGATGAAGAACTAGTATCAAGAATACAAACAGAAATTACCGATGCGTTGGGATATAACGATGACATATCCAAACAGAGGGAACAGGCTATGGAGTATTACTATGCCCGTCCGTTCGGTAATGAAGTGGAAGGACGCTCCCAATTCGTAGATTCCACCGTTGCGGATACGATTGAGTGGATAAAACCATCCCTTATGAGGGTATTTGCCTCTGGTGACAACATGGTTTCCTTCTCCCCTGTCGGCCCGGAGGATGTGGATGCTTCTGAACAGGCTTCTCAGTATATTAACCACATTTTTACTAAGGATAATTCAGGCTGGGAAATCCTCTATACGTGGTTTTCTGATGCACTTTTGCAGAAAAACGGCATAGTTAAGGTTTGGTGGGATGAAACAGATGAAAATGACCGTGAGGAATATCACAACTTGACTGAGCTTGAGCTGGATGCCCTTCTAGCCTCTGAAGAGGTGGAAGTTGTCGAGCATACGAGGAATGATGACTTCACAAATGACGTTGTGGTGACCAGGAATGTTAAAGATGGTCGTGTAACGATTGAAAACGTACCCCCTGAAGAATTCCTTATTTCCAGGGAAGCCAAGTCTGTTCAGGACAGTCGGTTTGTCTGTCATCGAGTTAAAAAGACCCTGACAGAGCTTAAAGAGATGGGTTTTGATGTAGACCCGGATGAACTGTCCAGCGGAGATGACGAGATGGGGTCATTGTCCGGTGAAAGACAGGCAAGATTTGATTTTGACAGCAGTATCAATTTTGGCCTCACAGAAACTGAGGCAGAGAAAGCATTAAAGGAATACTGGCTGTATGAAAGCTATTTAAAGACGGATTGGGATAATGATGGTTTAGCGGAGCTGAGAAAGGTCTGTAGCATAGGAGATAAAGTCCTGGCCAATGACCCTGTAGACCGGGTTCCCTTTATTTCCATTACCCCGATTAAAGTACCCCACAAGTTTTTTGGTTTGTCCGTGGCAGACCTTATCATGGACTTACAACTTATAAAGTCTACCCTGATGAGAAATCTGATGGACAATATGTACAATCAGAATTTCGGGAGATTCGCTGTCTTGGAAGGACAGGCTAATCTCGACGATCTCCTGACTCAAAGACCAGGGGGGTTGGTAAGGGTTAAATCCCCCAACGCCGTAATGCCTTTATCAACACCTCCTCTTGAACCCTATACCTTCCAGATGCTTGAATATCTGGATAGTGTCAGGGAATCACGGGCCGGTGTAAACAAATACTCCCAAGGTCTTAACGATAAAGCCCTGACTTCCCATACCACGGCAACAGCAGTTAATTCTGTGATGACCGCAGCACAGTCGAGGGTGGAATTGATCGCAAGGAACTTTGCAGAAACAGGTGTGAAAGACCTGATGCTTGCGATATATGAACTGGTACAGAAGAACCAGAACAAGGAGAGAGTGGTTCTTTTAAGGAATCAGTGGATAGAAGTTCGCCCGGATATGTGGCGAGATAAGATGGATTGCACTGTGGCCGTAGGATTAGGGCATGGGAACAAAGACCAGCAGTTGATGCACCTTTCTTCCATGTTACAATTTGCAGCCCAGGCAATGCAAGGTGGTCTTAGGATTGTAAATGAGCAGAATATGTATAATATAGGGGCTGCTCTTATTCGTAATATGGGCTTTCAGAATGTCGATGACTTCCTGACAGACCCATCGCAGATTCCACCGCAGCCATCTCCGCAGGAGCAAATGGCACAGATGGAAATGCAGAATAAGCAAAAGGAACTGGAAATCAAAGCGGCTGAAGTCCAGATCAAGGCGCAGAAAGTCCAACAGGATGCGGCAGAAGCACAGATGGATGCACAACTGAAAGTAGCCGAACTTGGACTTGAAGCACAACAGAACAGACCAGTAGCGTTAGGATAAAAATATGCCAATTACGAAGATGCCGAATGGTAACTACAAAGCTAGTTATAATGGGCAGACTAGAATATTTAAGACTTTGAAAAAGGCTAAAGAGTGGGCTGCTAAATTTAAGAGCAATCCACACAAGAAAAAAATGTCATATTAGGAGTGGATGAAAAGCAACGGGAAGAACACGCAAAGCGTCTTCTTTCTGACCCACTTTTTCTTGAAAGTTTTGATGTATTAAGAACCGAACTTCTTACCAGATGGGAGAACTCATCTAGTAATGAATCGGAAGCCAGAGAATCAATTTGGCTGGGGTTACAACTTCTTGCGCGTGTCAAGTACCATCTTGAATCAGTTATAACAACTGGCAAGATGACTGAAATGTTTAAGAAACAATCCCCTTACATATAAAGGTTAAAAAACCTTTCTAACCCAACCCGCTCCGGCGGGTTTTTTTATGGAGGTAACCGTGGACAAGCAACCAGCCCCACAACCAGAAGTACAGATGTTACAAGGTAGTGTGCAACAAGCACAAGAGGCAATCCTTGGTCTTTTGAATTCGGAAGAAAACCCAGAAGCCGAGGAAGCCGAACCGCAGGAAGCAGCGGTATCTGAAGAGGAGCCTGAAGAGGAACCGGAGGATCAAGAATCCGAAGATGAACTTGAAGAGGAATCTGAGGAAGGTGAAGAGGACGAAGGAGATGTCGAGGAACTTCTATACGCCGTCAAAGTAGACGGTGAAGAGTCTGAAGTTACCCTTGATGAACTTCTTAAAGGGTATTCCCGTCAGTCTAGTTTCACTCGAAAAACTCAAGAGCTTGCTGAACAACGACGCCAGATTGATGAGTTAGGAAATAGATATAACTCTGAAGTCCAGCAGATTCAGGCAGAGCGACAACAGTACGAAGCAACACTTCAAAATATCCTTGAAAACTCTAATCTCGATAAGTTTGCCAATGTAGATTGGGAAACCCTGAAGATGACTGATCCCTTGGAATACATGACCAAGAAACAGGAACAACAGGATGCAAAAGAGAAAATAAGAGAACTTCAAATGCAGCAACATCAAGCAGCAACGAATAGTCAAGCAGAGAATGGTCGGTTGTATGAACAGGCGAAGGCAGAGAATGCCAAGTTCCTGGTAGAAGCTATACCGGAATTTCAAGACCCTGACAAACAACCAAAACTTATCTCTGATTTACGTTCGTTTGGTCTTGAGCAGGGGTTCTCTGAAGAAGAACTCAACGGATTGATAGATTGGCGATCTATCGTTGTTTTGGATAAAGCTAGACGTTATGACCAGATTCAGAATGCTGATCTAAAAACGAAGAAGGTCAAAAACAAACCTAGAGTTGTCCGAAGCGGTAAAGGTGTGACCAGAAGTGATAGTTCTAAAAAAGCTCGTACTGCAAAAATGAAACGATTACAGCAATCAGGTCATGTCGATGACGCGGCTTCTTTGCTGGAAGATATGATGAACTCATAATAGGGAGAATAATAAATGGCAATTGCTACGAACACGTCGCTAACGTATAGTTCCGTTGCGATTCGTGAACAATTATCAGATGTAATATATTCTATTGCCCCTATGGATACCCCCTTCATGTCAGGTTGCGCCAAACAGAGTATTGATAATACTTTTTTTGAGTGGCAGACTGATACGATTACCGCTGGTGCGGCTAACCGTAAGATTGAGGGCGATGACAGTATTGCTGCTACCGCACGGGTACTTCCAACGAGGCTAGGAAATTACGCCCAGATATCACAATATGTAAACCAGACATCTGGAACTGATGATGCAGTGAACTATGCCGGTCACGGCAAACATCAAGCCTATCAATTGGCTAAAAATGGCAAGCGCATGAAACGCGATATGGAAGGTATGTTACTCCAGAATATCGTACGTGCCGCTGGTAACTCAACCACGGCGAGAGCGACGGCTGGTGTTCCTGCTTGGCTTGCTACCAACTATGTATCCATGAATCCAACGTCCGGTTCTCCGGCTGCTGGTGCAACGGGTACGACTGCGATGACTGAAGCCACTGCTACTGCTTCTATTACGGAAGCTGGCATTAAGAACGTCATCAAAGACTGCTACGATGCTGGTGGTAACCCTGACTTGATCTTAGCTCCGTCTGCTATTAAACAGGCGATCTCTGATCTGGCACAATCCGTATCATCTCTTCAAACTAACACGAAGGGTGATGCACCCGCGCACGTTGTGGCCGCTGTTGACGTTTACGTCAGCGATTTTGGTACGTTCAGAATCGTGAGTGATCGTAACGTAAATAGCACGGAACACGTTTTCTTTTTGGATATGGACTTTTGGGCCATTGGTTGGCTCCGTCCTTTCCAGACTGTCGAACTTGCCAGGACTGGTGATGCTCATAAGCAGCTTTTGGTTGCTGAGTATGGCCTAGTCTCCAAGAACGAGAAGTCAAGCGGTATCCTTGCTGACGCAAAGGCGTAATAAGTACCGGGGGCGGGGAAACTCGCCCCCATCTTATGCAGGAATTAGAAACTAACTGTCCTAACATTCAGGATGAATACGGCGGCAAAGTAATATTTCCATTTGGGCCGTGTATATACCAGAACTTTATCTCTGATGACCTTAGAGAATCTCTTCTTGAGGAAGGAAAGAGAATCAGAAATAAAGACCATGATTATGGTAAAAGATTGGCCGGTAATATGTATTTCGGTGGGTCTTATGATTATGGAAATGAATACATTGTAAAGGTATTTCCAGAACTATTGAAGATTCTATTTCAGTGGTTTGATTTCATGGTTTACCACTACGATGGTGGGCGAGTAAATTTCGCGCCAGGTAAGGAAGACTTAGAAATCAATCTGGATACCCTCTGGATAAACTTCCAAAGACGGTATGACCATAATCCACCGCATCAGCATCACGGCATTGTTTCGTTTGTTATATATCTTGATGTACCAGAAAAGATATTTAAGGAACAGGCGAAGTCTAATGTTCAGGATGCTGGTCATATAGTATTTAAGTATGGGGAGTCAATCAGTCCACTCAGTGTAAGTATGTGGAACGTAACCCCACAGAATAACCTGATCCTCATGTTTCCTGCCACACTAGATCATATGGTTCATCCATTCTGGGTAGATGAGGAGCGCGTAAGCGTATCTGGAAACTTCACACTAACCGATAGAATTGTATTAAGCCAAAATGGGGCATAGATGAAAAATATAGATAAAGAACTTGAATCCGCCGCCAAGAAAATGGTGAAAGGAAAGAAGGCTTCGCCTAAGGTGGAGAAACCTAAAGAGCCAACTGACGCTATGGGATGGTTGAAGAAAGCATATATTGACAACGATCCTAAAGACGGCGCACCCAAAGTAGGGGATATAGGTTATGTTTAAAAGGTTAGTCGTAGATCAAGAGCCTTGGCGCAGGACTGATTTCCATTTTGATGAGTCCGAGAATAAGATCACATTAAACACAGTGCAGGACGCACAGCCTATTGTTGATGAGAACAAGAGGAAGATGAATGCCTATGGTGATAAGTTATCTTTAGGCAAGAGGGGCGAGTGGCATCACACAGCCTCTATACCCATAAATATATGGGAACAGTGGATGCTTGATACAAACGGGGCAATCCAAAAAGACCCCAAACTTCTTGCTCGGTATCTTAATGATCCCGATTACAAGTATTTCAAAGTTGCTCCAACAAATATCTAAGGGTATAAATTATGTATAGACGAAGCGATGATGGTAGTTTCAACAGGTGGGATGTGCAGAGCGTTGTTACGGTAGGTGCTTCTGCTGTCGCAACGAATGTTACTTCCGCAAAAATATTAGGCATACATACGGATGGGGAGATTTACTTTAACTTCTCTTCATCTTCAAGTGCCTCTGTCAGTACAGCTAATGATCTTAAATTAGCGTCTGGACTCACATTCATTAACGTACCTAAGTTCTCTGGTCAGGGTGTATCTCAGTATCTACATCATCAGAGAGTGGGCGGTTCTAATGTAAGTATGAGACTTGTTCACGTCTGATGGCGATAGGTACTTTTGCGGAACTCAAGACGGCGGCTGCAAACTGGTTAGACAGAAGCGATCTGACTGACCGGATACCGGAGTTCATTTCTCTAGCGGAAGCGCGGTTTAACCGTGTTCTCCGAATCAGGGATATGGAAACTGTATCTACTGCTATCTCTACTACTGCTGGAACAAGAGAATACTCTCTACCCACTGGATTTGTGCAGATGAAAGAGTTTCACCTGTC